AAGGTTATCAACTTTATTGGTACTGTTATGGAACAAAGCCATAAGCTTGTATCGATTGAGAGAGGTATGGATACCGAGGCTGGAATTAGACTTGGTATAAACAAGATAAAGGATATTGTTTCTAGTGCAAAGACACCAGAAGAATTGTCGGAAGCTTTAGACAAGGTTGTTTATGAAACACAAAACCTGGCTGGTTCTCCAAACTTTGCTGCTACTAGTAGCACAATGAAAACGATGAGCGTAGTGTTCCAGTTCTTGAGTGCAAGGGTTAAAGGTGAGATGACAGACTGGAGGAGGTTAACCAATACGTTTACTGGTACTGGGGAAGGTGTTAAAATGAAAGCATCTGAGCGGATACAAATGATGGCGCAAATTGGTGGATTGGCGTCTTTGATTGCGGCAATGGCTATAAGAAACCATGAAGATGATGATGATGAAAATGAGTTTTACTCAATGGGTTCTTATGACAGAGACAATAACATCAACATACCAATGGGTACGTTTGATTACATGGGTCAGCCTATCAGGGAGTATGTAAAAATACCAGTTCGTGGTATACCGCAGATGATGAATGTAATGTCCAATGCATACTTAAAATGGAGAAAAGGTAAAGACAAAGACGCTTTGAAAGATGCGTTTATGAAATCACTTGGGTCTGCTTCTCCGTTTAGCATAAGCGGAGACAACACACAGCAAATGGCTCAGTCATTCCTGGGTAGTACAACTCCGCTATTCAAGTACATGATTGAATCAACTACAAACACGAATCTATTCTTGCACAAAGAACTGGTTCCAGAAAAGTTCGGTACTATTCCAATTAAGAGATTGATGGATGAGGGGTATATACGCCCAGACAATCCACTGTTTTCTCCTCCACTTAGGAAGCGTGTTCCAGAGTGGGCGAAGGATCTTTCTACTATGTTATATGATGACTTTGGGATTTCAATAACTCCTATAGCTATTGATCACTTTGAAAATACGTTCCTTGGTAATATCACTGACGTTATGAAGAAGAGTCCAGTCAAGAAAAGATTTACAAGAAGTGGAAGTAGTAACCCAGTATGGAAAGATAGGTGACAGTAATGTCCTTTAATCAGACAATATGACTATTAATAGTATCTTTGTAACATGATTTAACAATGAAAAACTTAGTAAAACCAATTGCAATGAGTCACGATGCAAATGTGTCTGTAGCGCTGGGGATGGTCAGCGGGATGGCAGCCAATATTCTAACCGCTTCAGTAGGTACAGCAATCCTTGTAGCCTTCGTAACTGGTGCGGCTGGTTACTATGGTCAACAGGCAGCAAAATATATTCATGGAAAATACAAATCATATAGGGACACGTGGCGAAAAAAGTGTTAGCTGCGTTTTAATTCTTTACTATTTAGTCTTCTTGCTTCTTCTAATTACATCGACCACGTCCTGTGTGTCAGAGAAGAAGCTTGCTAAATTGTGTTCAGAAAAATTCCCTCCGAGAGACAGCACGGTTATAAGAGATAGGGTAATCACAGATACAATAAATGTACCTGGTGACACCGTGAGGGTTGTATGCCCTCCAATCCTAATGAAGGATTCGACATCTGGTGTGGTAATAAAAGTCCCAGTAATCAAAAACGTACCGTGTCCACCCAAACAAATTCTTTACAGAACGGTTGTTCGTGATAGTATTATATTCAGAGAGAACACGGCACTAGTATCCCATCAAAAAAATATCATAGCCTTGAGGGATAAAACAATCGAGGACGTACGAGAAGATCTTTCTTTCTATAAGAAATGGTTTTGGATCTTGCTTTTAATTATCGCTGGCGCAATCGCTGTTCGGATACTTAGTCAAAAGATAAGGATCGGTCTGCCATAAACTCTCGCAGCATTTCTCTAACCTCCTGATAAGCGTCATACTTATCCTGAGATAGATTGTCAGGGGCATACTTTGTTTTTGCCCTGAGCGCTTGATCTAAATCCCAGCATGTGATGTACCAGTTAAGCGCGTTCGATGCCATCTTAAAGTCATCTGCGTCATCTGGGAGGTCGAATTCTAATATTGCTTTCATATTATAATGGGTTTTAAAAGGGACATTATGTTATTCATATGTGCATTATATCGCACATTATCTTTCATTCTATACCCTAATGCGTATAATATCCGTCATTAGTGCAATATTATACCCTATCGCATATAAGAATGGTACTGTTCTCAGTTCGCGAAATGCGAACGGTTATATCTGGAAGTTCATTTGCTCTGTCGACACCCTTCTCTTGTTGAATTCCATCTCAGACTCAAAAGCATTACCAGATTCTGTATAACTATTAGACAGTATATCGAATAGCATTGGGTTCTCGCCCACCTTACCAAGCCACTTATACTTTACCTTCTGAACGTATATAGTTATAGAGTTGTCACTAAACTTTCTGTATACCACAATACCATTATGCGCTTTGTTAAAGAAGGCTGATGACCCGCTGATATCATAAAGGGATGGTACATCATACTCCCCAGTCTCCCTATCCCTATACATTTTTCTAGGGTGTGCAATGAGGAATACGTGTACGGAGTATTTCCGTACAAACCTTACGATCTGTGACATCGCTCTGTTTGTATACTGGGTTTCATTCTCACCGCTATTCATGGTCTGATCCACCCAGTTCCATGGGTCAATGATAAGTCCCCTTATACCCTTTGACCTAACCAGTTCTTCTGCTTTCTTTAAGATACCCTCCAGTGTAGCATCCATTTCTTCATCCTTCATAACATAGAAATGGTTATTTACAAAGCTGATGGCTTGATCCTTTTCAGCCCTCGTCATTACGTTAGACCTATATCTCTCGCTGATTACTTGGTATGGCTTACCAGTATATACCTCCATAAGGGAAACGTACACCACAGAAGAGGGGCTTTGTTCTGGGCTGAACACCCCAAACTTCCATCCGTACCTATTGGCTAGCCGTACTGCAATCCAATTGAAGAAGTTAGTCTTACCAGATCCTGGCACACCCGTGGCTACCGTAACCTGGCCTGGCATAAACTTAACAAGGGCGTCCAATCCTGGAACCCCTATAGGAACGCCTGTAGGGTACCCAGAATCGTATATCTGGTTTAGTTCATCGTAGATATCATCCGCTGTTAGAATCGCCTCTAATGGGTATTCTTTTGCGTTCTGGACTACATCCTTTAGCGACTCAATTCCGTGGGTTTTTAACACATCGTTCGCGTCCTTGCAGCCATCTGGATACACTAAGTATTTACACCTATCCCTACCCAGCCTTCTGGACAGCTCCTCCCTTAATGCAACCCCAGGCTCGTCACTATCTGTAGCTATGATTATCTTGCTATCATCCTCAAAGAAATCCCAGCAATTATCTAGGTACTCCAGATTTTGATTCCCCTTACTGGCTCCATTCGGTACAGAGATTGCTCTCTTGATCCCAGCCTCATAAAAGGACAGGGCATCAATCTCTCCTTCACAAATAACGATTGGCCCAGAGTTGGTCTCTGCTACGTCAAGCCCATAGAAAATGAGTTGACTGCCGCTATTCATTTTGAACTCCTTATTAGAAGACCTAAACTTTATATTGACAAGGCTACCAGATCTGTCGTAATAGTTAAAGCAGACCACAGTGCGCTCTTTAAATTCACCTTCCTTTGTTGGCATCTGCTCTACTGATTCAGTAATCTTATACCTCATCAGAGTTTGCACAGATATGCCACGATCCTTAAACCATTCTACAACCTTATCACCTATGTTAGTTGGTCTTGGTGTTGGTATGGTATACGTTTTTTTCATAGTGACACTGTCAGGTTTAACCTGACCAGCCCAACCACAATGATGACAATTGTATAAACCCTCTTCTACATTTACAGATAAACATCTTTCATACTTGTTTCTTCTTTCGTGGGAGCATTTAGGACATGTGGTTTTTCCAGTTGTTTTAATATTTTTTAAATTGATTCCTAGGTTTTCAAGTTTTGCTTTGATCATTGGATTAGTTTATAATAGTTCGTTCCACTCTGAACCGACTTGTCGTACTCTTCTCTTGTAATAACTATGGGTCTCTGGCTGCCTCTTGGGAATACCTTAACCATACCTGGAGGTGCAGCCTGGCTGCGTTCCTGCTGTCTCGTCTTCCATGTAACGCAAGCGCTCTTCCAGTCTTTCATTTTTATCTTACCAACCATCCATCCATTGGAAGTATAGTAAGCAATGAATCTTTCAGCAGTTTTGTCTGGCTCAAATATTCCAATAGAAGACATATAATCTTTTACCTCTTCTACAGTTGGTGGCACAAACCTCTTTGCAGTTGTCAAGGATTTCTTGACAGTTGGTGAGTCGACAGGCGAGTCGATAAGCTTGTAGCCATTCTCTTTTGCTATAACCATAACACTATCTAGTGCATCTTCTTGGAAGTAATCCAACAGGTTGACCATGTTTATGACACGGTCATTGGCGATAGCGTCAAGTATTACCAGTGTACCTAGTTCAAGCGGTGATCTATTGGTGTCAAGGATTTCGGATATGTTAATGACAATATAGTCTTGTCTACTTTTGTTGAACTTGCTCATAAGGCAATGGTTTTCTGTATAGGAGTCTTTTATTATCAGAGAATAAACTATCGTACACCTCTAGCTGCCAGCCATGAAGTACCCTGTTGATATAATTATACTCTAGAGCAATCTTCTTGTCTTGGTTCTTTATATTCTTCGACCCATCGTATGCACGTAGTAATGTATGCCCCTGTGGCTTATTCAACTCAAGGACATCGTTGATGTAGAACACTTGTAGTATTGGTGACGCAAATGTTTTACGACTGCTGATACTATCTGCAATCTGGTCAACAGTTTTATCAAGACTACTATCTTGGGCTAACACAGTTGTACAAAATGTTGTACACAATAACGTACAAGTGATCAAGGTTTTTACAGTTTTCATTTGTTTAGTTTTATTTGTAGTGATTAATTTCTGAAAGTGAATTGACTCTTCTAAACCCAACCTCGTATCTCTCGTTATGCGGGCGGCTATACAAGAACGTACACACGCCAGCCTTATTGAGTTCAACGAAGTTTTCATACCTATCATCAATGAACCAGTCAATACCAGATTGAGTGGCCGCTTCAACCTTTGATCCAGTCACGGTGTAAACTGGGGCAGCAGGAAAGCCATTCATATCTAGCCATTGTTTAGTCCAATCATGTGTAGACTCTGGCCTCGTAGTAATATAACAATGTGGCTCGAATGGAATGTCAGAAGGATTAGTTAATACAGGAATATTTAACCAAAAATCTTTATCGTTTTTGAGATCGTTAAACCTGTCTCTGATGTCTCTATCGAAGAACCAACTGCTCGGCCTTTCTGTAATCCCATACCTGCTCATGTAAGCAGACATCCAATCAGCAATGACTTCATCTACATCTAATCCTACCTTGTAATTAGACATCCATTCATGTGGGCGATCATCTCCTTGCGGGAATATCTTGTAATACTGTAATATGAAAAGAGCATTGGTGGCTACATGTGCCATGTGAAGCAAGCCAGACTCGTGGTCGTAGTCAACACCCTGTTCCCATGAATTTAAATGTCTTTTTAAACTGGCAATACACTTACTCCATCTCATCCCCATCTCCCAGTTTCGGTCAGCGTACTTGTTTGCACCTGCCGTAAATACTTTTGCTACTTCGTTGAGCGCCCATGCAGGAAGTAGGTCGTGCCTATTCTTCCCCTGGTTGTGTCTGAGTCCTTTTTCTATCATAGTTTTCTAGTCTGTTTAGTGATAATCCTAATAGTTTCGCTTGGGATGGATGCTCTTCTACCCATCTGTGACAGTTGAAGCAGAGGGTGACCCACGTTTCTTGGTCTAGTGTGAATCGCCCTCTGCCTTTCATGTGGTGTATAGTAAGAGTTGAAGCGTCTTTACCAGTACAACCTGGCATAGCGGCCTTGCAATAAGAGTTCTGCTTTTCTTTCAAAAAAGATTTGCGCGCTTTTGAATACTCAGCATTTTCTTTTTTCTTCTTGGCGCTGATCTTGTTTACACTGCCTCCTGATTGTTTAAGCCAGCATCTCTTACAATACTTGTTACCCTCTTTGTTTTTCCAGATAGGGCCAACATTACCACAGCAACTGCATTCTTTAGCCATTTTAAAATATCGATAATAAAAAACACCACATACACGCCACATATTACAACCCCCGCTATTGGCATTGCAACAAATACAAAGTGCATCCAATTCATTATAGGGTGCGGTTGTTTATAGACGTGTACCATGTTTCAAATTTTAGAATGGTAAATCAGACTCTGCCTCCTGTGTTACAGGTTCTGTCTCACGAACACCTCCGTGAAACTCCAACTCATTAACATAAAGATCTAGAGACGCTTTTGCCTCTCCATCTTTTGTCTTGTAAGCGTTAGCTACTGGTCGACCCTCCAAGAAAACAGTAGTTCCCTTAGTCAAATACTTAACGATGTTGTCTGTCTTAACAAAATAACTTGCTCGTACCCATGTGGTTCTCTCCTGGGTCTCACCGTTAGACTTGTAGCGCTCATTAATTGGTACGTTCAACTCAACAACATACCTGTCTCCAACCGACTTAGCGGTAGCATCCTTGGCTAGCTTGCCAATCAACTGTAGTTTAATCATGGTTTTAAGATTTGGTTAAATAAAAGCATTTTGATTATCTCATCGAAGTCATCAAGTGTCATCGACACAACAACTCCCTTTCTATTTCTTTTGTGTATCACAATATTGTAGTTGCTATCCTTTGGCATTGCCGATAAAGTATCATGTGCGCTACCAAGATTTTCAACTGCCTTGCATTGGATGTTAAACGGGGGTGTATTAGTTAAGTCTACGTCCATGTCATCCAACATCTTAGATTCATATCTGGATGTCTTACAAGAAGCATAACCCAGTTTTCTAAAATGTTCTGCCATCTGCCTTTCAAAGGTGTGGCCCTTAACCCTCGATGACCTGCCGCTCATATGTTACTATTTTAGTTGCATTTAATTTGTGATAGAATAGCGTAGGATCTTTTTTGTTCCTGAGACTTTCAATGTATGACTCCACTTCTATATAATCTCCAACCTCTATCTCATTGCAAACCGCTAACAGAGGAGGGTTCCACACATTAGTCACATGCAAGTGCTTTAATATTTTATCGTGATACAAGTCATGGAACTGACAAGCAAGTACAAGTTGGACGAACTCTCTTTCCATGTCTTCATACTGGAAGGTCTTTTTGTTCTTCTCTAGCACCTTCCCGTAAACTAGAACTCGGTTATAGCTAACGCTGGTAGATGTTAAATTCATTAATAATGGGTTTAGTAAGGAAGCTCACAGAAGACCTAACTAAGTTGTACTTAGTGGTATACTCTTCTATAAGCGCATTGGATTTTTTGTTTTTAATTTTGGCTAGTATGGATTTGGTTCTCATAGATCTTGAGTTGTCGTAAAACTCTTTTACCTCTTCAACAAAGTATCCCAGATAGTCTGCTATTTCTTTCCAGCTACAATCATACTCTCTGGCCAGTCCACAAAAAACATACAGCGGCCACATCTCCTCGCCAGGTTTGGCGCCAGTAAGTGATCTGTCTACTCGACAAGTCAAAATAAAGTTTGACTTAATAGCTCTTTCTAAGTACTCAAGTTTCATTTTCTTTTTATAAGATTCCTTTTTATATAGTCTTCTACATCAGATGATCTGAACAGATTGGGCTTACCCTTTATGTATGGCAAACCCGCTGACTTCCATCTATTAAGAGTTCTTCTTGCGATTTTATACTTACGCACAACGTCATTAGTATCCATTAGTGCATCTAGTTTCGCAACAGGCTTGCTGTCTGTAACTGATAAGATTGCATCCTTCAATTTTTCCAACTGCTCGTCAGTCAGATCAAAAGCCAAAGTCCACTTCGACATCTTTGTTTTCTTTATAGTTAACATTCAGTTGCTTTCTCCAAGTAATAGCACCGTTGTCACCAAGCTTTACAACTGTAGCACTATTAGATTCCATATAGTTTTTTATAGCCCCAGCAACCCTGATCTTCTCCGTCTCGGCATCTTTGTATCTATCTTGTGCCGTCTTATATTCTTTAGCCAATTCAATAATAGTAGAGCCGCCATCGATAGTTTTCTCGCTCATCCTACGCTTATGTCTTTCACTCATGTAATCATCGAAAGCTTCATTCGATTCTGGATCAGGCTGAATTTCACTTAAAGCGGAAACGAGTTCGTCATCTGGCATTCCCATCTGCATTATCTCCAAACCTTTTAACACTCTTGAGTTAAAATCCTGGGTTGCCTCAAGAATATTTTTTTGTATCCCATCGTGAGCATCAAATGGAACCGTGTCAAACTTTCTTCCATCCATAAGCAAGGCTATCTCGGCATACTTGTATCCAGTCACAATCAAGTAGTGTTGTATCTGGATGATATATGCAGGAGGTATCCCCCCCTGCCACATCTCCGAATGATATGATGACATCGTTTTGATCTCCAGTATTCCCTTGCCCGCCTTGTCTGGGTGCTTTGCTATAACTCTATCGACATTGGCAAACATCCATGGGTACTTTGGGTTTACGACCATAGCCTTTAGCTTCCTAGCAACCCGTACCTTTTTTTTGTTTTCGTAATTCTGAATTAGAGAATCTGGGGTACCATCATAGTATTGCCACAGATTCGCTACATAGTCTTCCAGATTCCTTCCATGGAACATGATCTCGTTATCATTGTCAGTCATCGGCTCATATCCAACCGCCTGATAAAAAAGTTTCACCCTTGATTTGTAGTTGTTCAATCCCAGGATTGTTCCCGAATCTGTTCCTCCAACCATCCCCATAGCCGTCATCTGTTTTCTTTGGGCCAGCCACTCTTCCCTTGATTTGCTTCTTATGTACTTTAGTTTAGTCATAGTGTCCGATTTTACGTCATTAGTTTTTTAAAAAAGGGGGAGTATAGAAATACCCCCCTACAGGTTTGGCTATTTGGTTGTAGCCTCTTCTATAGATTCGCCTGATCTATATGCTTGTATCTGTGCGCGGATTGCTTTTTCATAATCTGGCGCTACAGTATATTTTGATAACGCTTGTTCAACGTCTTTCCATTTACCAGCATTAACGGCAGCTAACATCTTCGCGAACTTTAAACCATCCAACTCTGGCTTTGAGTTTGGGTTTACCTTTGGTGCCTCGACATTAGTTTCCTGGGTAATAAGAATGTACTCTTTATTGAAAGACCCAGATATAACAGAGTTCACAAGGTTAGAAAGTTTTGGCTTGGCCCAAGAAGGAATGAACCTGTCTGAAGATTGTATTTGTATGACAGGGTATTCATATAAGTCTCGACCTAATCCCAACTGGACTGCTGCTCTTTTTAATGCATCACTGATTGCACTTTTCACTGGGTCAATAGGATCGTTTTCCCCCTGGCTCTGTATACGAACTCCATCTTCCTTATGACAAGTCACATCTCCAGACTTGACCGACAGAGTTAGTGTTAAATTGTTGTCACTTATGTTGACGCTTGTAGTCCAACCCATAGGGCCGAACTGAGAATCCAGTCTCTTCATCACACATCTACTATCGATGTATGGAGCTACTGTGATTTTCGCGTCTTTAGATTTTGCTACTACTCGCCATTCGATTTCATTTGGCTGGATCGGTTTGATTAATTGTTCTAGCATAGTGTTATTGGTTTAACAAGTTATTTAGTGTTGTATTATTCACACTGAATTTGGATTTGTGATATCGTTATGTTTTTGTACGACCAATGTTATCATGCAGGTGTGCATACCACTCTAGTACTATCAGCTCTGATCTTGCATGATTTAAAATACTATCCCAGTCGTAGTAGGGTACAAAGGTTGATCCCCTTCTGATAGACTTGACCTTATTCTTCTCAGTTAGAGGTCTGTACGCAACCTTTATCCAGTCTCTTAGCAGATCAAGATTATACTTTGTGCCAAAGATTGTGACGAGGTTATTTGTATAGTCGTATTTTATTAATCCTTTTGACAATGACAAATATTTTAGTAACGAATGCTAAGTTAATTAGTTGGTAAATGTCCTGTATCAGGACGATATGACTTTATTTTTCCACAATTTTGCTCGAAACATGACGCAGATCATTGCAATTTGAGACATTTTGTTTGTACATTTGAAACATAATCAGCCAGAAAAAAACAAATATAATTGTGAATTTTCTCGTTTTGATTAGGTGAAAACACTGAATAATTTTCTTCAATCCTAAAAAAAAGTTAATATGAGAGTTCACAAGGGCGGCAGACAAACGGTGCTTGACAGGTTTAACTATCTTTTAAATTACTGGGGCCTCACTGAAGAGCAATTCGCCAAAGAAAGCGGGTTGGAAATCGCAGAGATCAAAAGGCTAAAGAAAGACCCAGCGACTCTCTCAGAACCAATCTGGAAATGCGTTAATACTTACGACCCTAATATATCAAGGGACTGGATGTTGTTCAATGAAGGGAAGATGCTGGTCATGGATACAACCAGAGAGATTGATGACTATACTGATATAAACCAAAGGGTTAAGGATATAAGGCTAAAGAACCAGCTAAACCAGGCCGAGATGGCAAGGGTTTTAGGATGCGCTAGATCAACCTATGCCAACATAGAAAACAATAGCCAGACAATATCATTTAAACATGCTAGGCTTTTAAAACGCAGGTTTAACATTAGCTATAATTACATAATTGACGGCTCTACCGAACCATCAACGCTTGATGATCTAAATAAAAAGGTAGCCGCGTTGCAGGCCCATCTGGATTCCGTCAGGGCGAGCAACGATGCTTTGATTAAGGCTATTGATCACATGACTAAGCCCCAATAAAAGACAGATATTTATTTGACTGCTCGTCAAAGTGGCTCTGTACGTGGCCGACATATACATTAAAGGCATCGCTATTCCTAGCGTGGCCACTCATCTTCTTTACAGTTTCCTCATCAACCCCTGCGACAAGCATAGATGTGATTGCGCTACGTCTGAGAACGTGAGGGGTTACAAACTTGTACAACTTATCTGTCTTGGGGTGTTGACTCTTCCCGTCTGGGGATAGGTTTTGTTTAGTATGCGGTCTCTTCAACTGCTCAAACTCTGGCTGGTTTAAAACCGTATGTAGCTGCAAGCTAACGAGGGCGGTCGATATGTATGGGTTTGCCCCAATAACAGAGCCACTCCTCTCGTGGTTTTCTTTAGCTATCTCGTATATAAACGCTGGCACCTGGGCCATCGTCTTAGTCATCGTCTTCTTGTTAATGTTAATAATAAAATACTTACCATCAACACATCTAAAGTCGGTGATCTTTATATCCATGATATCCCTCCTACGAAGGGCGGTAGTAAGCCCGAACAGGATAAAGTCAAACAGGTATCTTTTTGAATCGGACAACCTCTCCCTGATCTTATAGTTTGTCAGGATTAGTTTAACATCCGCAGGCTCAAGGAAAACCCTGTCAGATATCTGCTTTCTTGATGGCGCCTCATATTGGATTACTAGTACCTCCCTGGATGAATACCAGTTCATTACTGCTATCACCTTTGTCATATGTGTATACTGGGTGTTAGGGTTTAGCCCATCCTCAATCATCCAGTTTCTAAAATCTAAAAGGTGGGTGTTTACCGCATCCACACGAGACCTCCTTTCTCTTAACTCAGTAACGCCATGCACAGAAATGTCATGCAGGTTAATGTCTGGATGTGTCTGTAGAAATCTATTATATACGTCCAGAAAATGCTTGTAGATGGATATTGTAATCGGACTTAACGGCTTCTTCGTTGCACTCCTTACACCTCCGTTCTCACTGAAATCTATGTACTCCTTAATGCAATCAACCAGATAGCCTTTCTTGGTTTCAATTCTCTCGTTGACTGGGGAGACAATTCTAAGCACCTGATCTCTGATCCCCTCCAGGGTGACAGAATCTTTAGCCATCAAGGACGCACGTTCTATGCACTCCTCTATGCTCCTGATCAGGATGTTTGTTTTGATGGCCGCCTCAGAATTTGACTGGCACCTTTGTTTTTCTTGAGAGTACTTTAGGTTAGACACCTTGACCCCAATAGAAAACCTAATGTTGTGATTGTGCTTGCCTCCATTGATCCTCATCTGGAGTACATCGTTGCGCTCGTAGATCGTGTAGTTTAACATGTGTGTGAGTTTAATAGTTTAGATACACACACAGATACACAAAGTGGAATCACCAGCTATAACACATGGTAATTCAATGGGTTACAAAGACTCTGCCTTTGGACGGCAAAGTTAATAAGTATCTACAATGTCACCAAAAGAATTTTATCGTATCGATTTCGGACGCAAATCCATGTTTTATGGAGTAGTGTCCTTTCAAAAGACAGCGATAAGGGACATTTGGGATACACAAAATAACCAGATTCACATGTGCATCTGTATGCTTGGCACAACAAATATAGTTAACTAACCCAGAAATGCACAATAAACTAAACAAAGTTAGCGTGCAGTAATCGGTTTATTTTCTTGGAAAAATTGGTACTAATAGTACAAGCCTGAGGTAATTTATAAACTAGAAACCTCCCTGCCTAGGGTCATGTCCAGTTTTTTGTACCATTCACTGGACAAATCTGCATGAATTTTCCGTAAAATTTCATGCAAAACTTGTAACAAATTTTAGTATAAATATGTTACAGAACCCCTGCCAATTCGGAGAATTTCCGAATTACGCGCCACTAGATAACATCTTGTTGAACTTCTTTTCTGCGTTCTTTGGATTCAGTGCCGTTACAAAGATGTGCTTGCCATCCAGAACCAGACTCTTGCTTTTATCTGACCCATCTGGGAACTCCACCTCTGATATATCCCCAGTGCGAAGGTCAAGAGAGTAGCACTTGTGTCCTCTGCATACCCTCAGTGACCCCACCTGGGACAATCCTTCTAGTTTATCAGTCTGTTTCATATAACTATTGGTTTGCTATGAGTATATCCTCGATCTCCTCTTTAAGGGAGGCATAAAACTCAAGGGTTTTTTGCATCTCCTCTTTGCTTGGTCTTAATAACCCCGCTGACTTTCTTGACAATAGGCTTCTCTGGTTATTATCACCAGACCCATAAACGTACTCGGCAACTGCGGTTCTTTTCACCTCTGGTATATTCAGTAGGGCAATAAACTTCCATGGTTGCATGTCTTCTTTACGCGCTTTAAACTTAAACGGTGCTTTTCTTTTTCTCTTTACTATCATATTTGTAGGTTTTATTTGCATCGATGTAATGAATAATACTTGAGTGATCCTTCTTTAGAAACGCACCCATCTCAACCATAGTTGTCTTATAAAAACAGAGAATACTTACAACCAGAAGCCGCCTCGCTTGGTAGACGTTTGATGTTCGACTCCTTCCGAGTATAGACTTTTGATCAACATTAGTATACTGGGAGACAATGTTTAAAGCCCTCCTAAAGTTG